TAGAGGGTGTATCCCCACGCCAGCGCATTGGCATAGCCCCAGAGCAGCGCATCGAGGATCGGGTTGCTGTCGCCGAACCAGCCGACGGGAAGCAGGTTCTTGAGCCTGCCGAACATGTCCGTGTTATCGCCGACACTCATTTAAGCCACCGTGATTGTGCCCGGTCGGATGACCTGCTTGTTGGTTGCGGCGAGATCCGCGGTGCTGCCGTTGAGCAAAACTGCCGAGACGTTGGTGATCGCCGGGCTGACTGCATAGGCGACGGCGGCCAGTTGCGTATAAGGCAGGATCTGCCCGAGGCTCAGGCTTGAGATGTAGGCCTGCAGCGCGGTAATCACCTGAGCAACGACCACGCTGTGCGTAACAGAGGCGTCTGTGGTGATGGTCATGCCGACGTTTGCCGTAACCAGCACCGGGCCGAAGATGCCGTAGCGGCTGGTAAACGGGCGCACCGCCTCTACAGCGTTGGCCGCCGAGGTCAGGAAAGTACTCGAAGGCGCCCCGCTGCCGTCATCGACCACCGCATAGAAGTAGCCGTAGTTCAGGCTGCCGTCGTAATTCTGGTTCTCGGTCAGCGTGTAGGTGACGCCCTGCTGCATCGAGGCCAATGCATAGCCGATGGCCGCCTTGGTGCCTTTCGACAGCGACTGCACCCACAGGATGAAGCGCGCGCGGAAGGCCGGATCGCTTTCGGGGTCGACGCCGTTGGTGAAAACAGCAGTATTGGTCACCGTGTCGATGCCGCTGATGCTGCCGACGATCACAGTGACTGTGCCGACCAGCGCATTACCGGCCGCGCCTGCGGTGCTGGCAATGACTGGCACGGTTGCCGTCGCGGTGCCGGCCGGAACCAGATAGCCGCCGAGCGTGGCGTTGTACAGCGGGTTCGTCGTGTCGATCGTGACCGAATACTGCTGCGATCCATCCGTCGAGCCCACCAGCGAGCCGATCGGAATCAGCGCGGAGTTGGTCGGCGTGAAGCGCGAGTAGGTGACGCTGCCGGTGGCGAAGCTGGCCGAGAGCCGCAGAAAGCCGAAGTCAGCCATCCATGAATCAAGGTCGGTGCCGGAAGACGTGGAGGCGCGCGTGGTGGCCAGCAGCGTGACAATCAACTGCTGAAGCCATTGCAGAACGCTGGCATTGCTCTCAGTGATGGCCCGCAACAGTGAGCCAATGGTGAAGTCGACCAGTCCGGCGGCGCGGCCCTGAATCGCCGTCACCTGGTCCCGAACCAGCGTGGTGAAGTCCTTGATATTGAGCGATGCCATATCAGCGATTTACCTCAAACGAGAGCGTCACCGGTTCACCCAAGGGCGAATCGGTGTAGCCGATATTGACGGAGAGTGTGTCGTTCGATGACGTGACGGAAATCACCGGGGCCGGAGACTTGGCCACGCAGTCCTCAAGCAGGATCTGCCCGCGAATCAGTGCGATGATCTCGGGGATATTCATCAGGGCGCCGACGTAGCGACCAAGGCCGGCGCCGTATTCGGGGTGAAAGAGGTAATCGCCCGGGTTGGTAATGAGCCGGCGCAGAATGCGTTGCTTGCCACGCTCCATGCCTTCCACAGGCGACAGGCTCCCGGTCGGGGACAACGAAAGGTCGTCGCCGACGTAGTGGTTCAGATCTTTCATGGGATAGGCGCCGAAGTCTTGCCGCTGATGGTCCCACCGTTATGGAGGTGGTCTTCCAGGCTGACCGTTCCAGCCACCACATCCCCCGCAGCCGTAATGGTGCTGTCGGTGGTTATTGGCCCATGGAACTGATGCACGGTTGCCGTGTAGGCCATGCCGCCGGCAGCCTTAATTTCTACAGTGCCGTCATTGTGAAACTTGAGCAGCGATCCAGACTTGTGAACAGCCCAGATTTCTCCGGATGGAACCGGCAGCGGCTGGTTCTGGCTGTTCGTGTGCCGCGCCATGACCCGGCCGAGGTTGGGGTCGGACGAGTCAAAGCTGACGGTCACCTCGTCGCCGATCTGCGGGCCGATCTGAAAGCCCCAGCCATTGCCGACGCCCGGGCAATCGAGCTGAATCCAGTTCGTTTCTCGGCCTTCTGGCTGGATCGCCACCTTCACCACCCCGTTTGCAGGGTCGTAGCTGGTAATGGTCCCCGTGCGCGGGCCGGTCAGGTCGTCCGACTGCTGCTGCCGCATGGCGTTGGCGAAGTCAGTAATCATGGCTGCACCATCGAGTTAGGGTTATGGTTCTTGGCCGAAAGGCTCATGGTGTAACCGGAATCAAAGCTCAGGGATCGCCGCACGGAGTCGACGTAATACAACTGGTCGAAGCCCGAACCGGTCCCCTCAACACGAACGATCGTGTTCGGCATCAGCAGGTTGTCCCCCGGCAGCGAGCCGTACAGGCGCATTTCGTGGTCGGTGATCTGCTTATGGATCTTTTGCGCCAGTTGCTGAGCTGCTTGCTGATCCAGACCGTTGCGCTTGATCTCGTAGATCTGGCGCTTCGCGACCGCCTGCCCCGGTGCAATGCCCTTGGCCGAGTTGGTCGGGTACGTGGCCTTGTAGGTCTTGCCATCCTTGTAGGACAGCACCTGCACCGTCACGCCGCGCGCCAGGGTGAGATCGCGTTCAAAAGTGAGGTCGTCCGAGGTGTTGCACTGCGGATAAGCCAGAGCGCCCGGCTCTACCCAGCGAATCAGGTATTGGTCGGTGGTATCCGGGTCGAGCGAGGGTTCGTAGTGCAGCTCATTCCCCGTCACGTACACCTGAAAGCCGTCAAGGCCTGCGAAGTACGCCAGCAAGTCCCACTCGGTGCGCTCATCGGTGCAGTGCGCGTGGTCCCATTTGGTGATCCCACCCACCTGTGTGGTGGTCGCCGTCACCACAGGCGTGAGCCCACGACGATTGGCAAGCAGCGTGGCCACCTCGCTGGTGGTCATGTTGGTGAATTTCTCGTTGGTCTTCGTGTCGATGAAGCGGCTGGTGTAGTCGCGCCCATCAACGGACACTTCGAACTTGCTCATGCGCAGGCTGAGGCGATCAACGCCCCCAACGATCAGTTCGCGCCAGTTCTCGACATTCTGGTCGAGCAGCCCGATGGAGATGGAGACCTCGATCGAGGTCTGCGAAGCCCACCAGTACACCGTGTTGTACGGCGGCGGCATATCCGACCGGGTGAACACGACAGAAAAGGTGTCTGCCGAGTAGAAGGCATTGCTGTCGATCTCGCATGAAGCAAACGGCACCTCTACCCCATTCAGCAGCAGGCGGCCGACTACCTGCCGGACGATTTGCTCTGTCTCGGCCGTATTCAGGTCCATCTATTCACCTACTGGGATTTTTATCGTCTGGATTCCGCCGAGTTGTGGGTCGACGATGCTGTTGGCTGCGGCAATCTCGGTCCAGCGTGACTGGTCGCCGTAACTGTCGGCGGCGACCTTCTGCAGGGTTGAGTTGCTGGTGGTGACACTGGATGTGCCGTTGGCCAGCGGCCCGGCCAATACGTTCTTCTGCAACCGGTCCAGCACGCTCTGCATCTGGTACAGCGGCGCGAGCTGGGTCAGCGCCTCGCCCTGCCGGAGCACATTGTTCGCCGCGGTGGAGACGGGGTTGCCCGGCACCAGCCCGCCGAGGGTCGTAATGTCGTTGATCGACGCGCCAACCTGGGAGATGACCGACTGCACAACCGCCTGCGTGGCAACGAGCGGCCTGATGACCGTCTGCACCGTGTCGATGGTGGCGTTGGCGAAGCCTTGCACCTGCGATACCGCGTCCTTTATTGCGTTGACCCCAGTCGTCACAGAATCCGAATTGATGACGCTGGCCAGCCCAAGCGATTCGCCGACATCGCTGTTGATCAGCGCGTCCAGCGTGCCGGCGAGGGCGTTCGCAGTGATCGGAGCATCAAGGCGCGACACAACCAGCAGGTCGATGCTGTAGTAGCGCCGATAGACGTGCTCGAAACGCGCCTCGAAGTCCTCAATCATGACGCTGAAGTGGTAGCCGTCCATGTTGAAGTTGAGCGGCAGTCCGGCATCACGCAGGGTTTCAATCTCGGTCACCCGATCCCCTGCTGTGGCGCCGGTCATCCACCCGGACCACCTGATGTTCTTGTAATCCAGCCCAAGAACATCGACGACCCGCTTCCCGCCGACCAGCTTATGCACCACCAACTGCTGTTTGGCGCCGATTGACACCGACTCTGGAACCTCCAGACCGGTGAACTCGACGTTACCAACGATCAATCGGGTGGCAAACGGATCCCCGCCCGGAGCGAAGTTGTCCAGGAAGCTCGTTAAGCTCATCGTTTATCACCTTGGGTAGGCTGTGCTCGGCGTTCCAGGCATCAGCATGCTGCGGGTAGGGTCAAAGCCCTGCGTTCCGGTCCGTGGCTTGGCAGCTTCCTTGGCGGCGCGTTGGATCACGACGTCGGTGAGCTTCTTGCCGTCCAGGTACAGATTGATGTTCTGCTCTCCACCGCTTTCGGACTTGCCCGGAACCGGTGGAACCAGCGGCGACCACGGCTCGCGCGGCGCCTCCTTGGCCCGGTAATCGTCCGCGAAGGTCGTCTTCTGGATCTGCATAGAAGACGGAAGAACCAGATTCACCCCGGCGATCAGCGTGTTGAAAATCGTCTGCCAACCCGTCAGGAAGACCAGCGCGAACGACTTGAAGGCCCCGCCGATATCGCCATTGAACAGCTTGACGAAGCCCGTCTTCATGTCGGCCCACATGAGCTTGAGCGCGCCGCTGATCTCCTTCCAGTTGTTCCAGAGGATGAAGCCAACGGCCGCAATGCCGGCAATGGTGAGCCCGATCGGGTTCATCAGCAGCGCAGTCCCAAGCAGCTGGAACCCGCGTGCCGCCGCGACCACCATATTGATCAGGCCGCCACCGATGAGGAAGCCGGAAAGCCCGAGCAGCGCGTACCCGAAGGATTTGACCGACTCTCTGTTCTTATCAACCCACATAGCCATTGATGAGATCAAAGGGTTCAGTTTCTCGAGCGCACGAATTGCCAGTGGCATGACCGAAATACCGAGATTCACCATTAAGCCGTTCCATCTCGCGCTTAGGTTGGCGAATTTACTGTTGGGATCATCCTTGTAGGCTTGGATCGTCTGGTTATAGCCCATCGCATTTTTTGAAAGGGTTGAGTCGCGGAGAATTTGCAGCTGTTGGGTCGTCATGATCGAGCCTTGGCTCGATGCAGTCCTGTTTGATATCAGGTCATTTGTTGCCTTCAGTACGTCGGATTCTTTTGTGATCCCGTGTTTCGCCAGAGCCGGAAGGAAAACGCTTCTCATCCATTCAGGAGGGTTAGCCTGCAGTAGCGCTGAGTCTTTGATATTGGTCATGACAAGCGACTTAAGCGGCTTTCCACCAACGGCGCCATGCGTTTCCATTTTCAACTGGCCAAGGCCAAACTCTTGAAGCATCCCCATCGTTTTTTTCGGCGTCCGCCCTGCAACGAGGTTTTGATAAAGGGACATGAAAGAGGTGCCCGCCCTGGCGCCTCCCTGCTCTTGTAGTAACAGGGACATATTGAATATCCCTTCATCCGAAAGCCCTCTGAACGCAGTGCCGCCCATTTGTGAGAATTGATCAAGATCCTTAAATTTGATGAAACCACCAGAACCCGTGACCATTTTCTGAGCTAAATCGAGGTTCCTTAGGAAAGTTGACTCATCGTGCGTTCCGCCGCGGCGGTCGATGAATTTCATAAGAGCGCGCGTGGAGCCCTCATCAATGTGACCAACTTTTCCTGCAAAGATCGCACTGTTCGCAGCGTTTAGCCCTGCAATTTGCGGAGCAAGTTTTTTCGCCAGATTAAAGTCACCAAAAAGACCAACTGACTCTGAAAGTGAGCTCATCAATTCCTTTGCTGAGACTCCTAAAACGTTGGCACTTCTTGCGAAGCTGTCGGCTTCCCGATTGATCGAAGCACCAAGATTCATCGTTTTGAATTTGGTGAATGAAAGCTCGTATTGCCTGGCAGCATCTATGGGAGCCTTGAACATCGCGGCGATACCCAAGCCGCCGGCAGCCATGAGTCCCCCAATGGCGCCTTGCTTGCCAATCGAGGACAACTTAGCATTGAGCTTGTCGACATCTTGGCCAGCTGTGGCCAGGCTTTTGCTGATCATCAGCATGCCGGCGCTAACGTGATTTATCAGCGATAGCTTGACGGCGACGGAGTACGCCTCAAATGCCATAATGACGATTCCTCTTCTGGGGTTGGATCACATGGCAAAAAGTCAGCGCACGTATCAGTGGGTTAACGGCCGAATTCAGGATGTCGGTTCAACGCGTGCGACAGAGGCAATAGAGGCCGTGCATCGCCCCGTTCAGAAGCCAGCGCGTAGAACGTCCGGGCTAGACTTTCAGACCGGCCTGCTGGTTTTCACCTGTAGTAGCGTGATCATGGTTTTTTCTGGAGGCGCGTTGTGCGCCTTCCTATTTGTTGCTTATTCAATAATTTTCGGATGAATAAACATGGCAATGACTAAGTGTAAGGAATGCAAAAAGGATGTTTCATCTGACGCGAAGTCTTGCCCACATTGCGGCGTGAGCAATCCAGCTATGGGGGTCAAAGAGTTTTTCATCGGCCTAGTCACTCTCGCTGCAATTGTCTATGGCGTTTACAGTTACTTCTCTAGCGAAACTGATACCGCCACCAAAAAGGCACAGATTAAATCCGTCGCAGTTAATCAGCCGGCAACACCGATCCCCACCGACTCGGCGCAGAATGAAAAATCCCGAAAGGATGATGTCGTAAAGGCTTCTGATTTTTGCTTACGATCGAGCAAAATAATTCACTCTGAAGAAGCTGCTTTTAAAAATTTCCAGGCTGAAATGAACAAGGGCCAAAAAAAAGGCAGCCCACGGTTGATGGTTGAAGCGATCAATGCCTACGGTGTTCGCGCCAACGAATTAAACGAGGACGCTAACGGCATACCAATACCCGACCTTTCTTCTGAAAAAGCAAAGAAATATCTCGATGACGCAGCGATTTCGGTGCGAATAATCGCAAGCAACAACACTAGAATCGCGGAAAATCTGAGAGCGATGCTCTCATCAGAACAAAGCCAGGAACGATCTCAGGAGAGAGCTGAGGAGATAGGGTCAATAAAAGACCTTCATTTAATGAAGTATGTAATCGCGATTAATAGTCTTTTCGATGCCTATGGGTTCTCGCCAGACGACATAGACGACGCGACACTCTGCTTGAAATCCAACAAAACTTGATCCCCTGAGGAAGCTCAAAAACTAGGCCACTTGCACGTTTGCGAGCACCTCAAGTTTTTACGTCGTACCCCAGCGAGGCGTGAATAGCCGACCCGCCAACCAATCCGGTGACAGTGGCAACACCAAGCACGCGCCGGATGTATTCCTTGTTGCGAAAGACTGCGGGCCCCATCACCGGCCGCGCCGGCATCTTCGGCGTGCCGAATTCGTGATAGACCATCTTCTCGTCTGTGGCGCCGATCACTGCCTCAAGCATCTGCGTGGTGTGCGTAATGCTGTCGCGCATCTCACCGGTGGCTTCGAGGGGAGCATCAGCCGGATAGCCCATCTTGGCTTTGTGTTCTTCCGTGGATTCGGCCAAGTCCGCCCAGGCTGGGAACGGGCCAATACCTGATTGGTAATGCCCGATCTCGGCCTTTGCGGTCTGCTCCACCCTGACGGCGCACTTCTCAAGCCCGGCGTGCAGGCTGGCCAGTAACGCAGCCTCCTGCGACGCCATGTGCAGCGCAAGGCTGCCGAGGTCTTTGAAGTCCATGGTCAATCCTTCTTGTCGAACTGCATGCTCGACCAGTTCCAGACGCCCGATCCCTCGAATTCAGAGAACAGGATGGAGAAGGCAAAGCGCTCGTAGTCAGCCAATGGCCCGCATTCAAACAGCAGATTGAATGGAACCCCGTTTTTCACCAGCCAACAATCCCGGCGAAACTCGGGGTTCGTTGCTAGTTTTTTGCTGCGGCCTGCTCGGCGCCGAGGCCTTCCTGAAGTTCTTTGGCATCGGCTTCAGCCTTGGCGGCCTCGTACTTGGCGAGGAAGTGGGCGTTGATCGCTTCCATCCCCTCCTCACCAAGCTCCTTCAGGACGCCCTCGATCTGGGTCAGCGTTTGAGGCAAGCCGAATGGGGTGTCGTCGATGAAGACGACCATGGCAGCCGGCAGCGCGAAGCCAGACATGTAGGTCTGATTGCCGGCAGTCTCGCCGCCGACGGCCATCACAATCCGGCCCTGCTCGAGTGGGCCAAGCTTGCGCAGCTGAATGGTGCGACCTTTCGAATCCTGGATGGTTTCAAAGCGTGGCTTCTGATCGACGTGGACAGGAGCCGCGGCTTCTTTAACGGTAACTTTGGTCATGGATAAAGCCTCTGGTCAGCGAGTCGTCAAAGGTGCATGGCGTGCGGGGTGACGAGGCCCGCGCCCTGCCGGGCTGCCATGCGTAAGGGGTTAAACTTTGTAGCGGCGCCGGGCAGTGAAGGACAAGGTCTGATGGATAGTCTTGTCGCCCTCCTTCTTACCGGCATCTTCGAACTTCAGAATCACATGGGCGTAGCGATATACCGAAAGACTGCCATCGACATTGGTGATGGTTTCGGTAATGGTCCCGGGAGCTTGGTTGATGCCGTTGTAGTAGTCGCTTTCGAACTGCGCCCACCAGTCATCCAGCGTGCCATCAACGCGCTCTACGCCGATCGAACCTGTCCAACCTTTAGGGATCAGGAGCTCATCCGTGAGGCCGTTTAGCGGTGTCTTTTCTTCGCTGGTAGTCTTCGGCTTGCTCTCGAAAGACATAATTTTCGGAATACGGACAGGTCCGTAAGGCCCGTTGATGTCAACAGCGACATCCTTACCCGTGTTGTATCCACCTTGCATGGCGTTCTCCAAACGAAAACCCGGCGCTAGGCCGGGCTGGGAAGTGGTTCAGCGCTTAGGAGCGCGGATTGGCGGATGCAACCACGGTGACGGACTGGCCGGCTTCGAGGTTCACAAGGAAGTAGCGAATGACCGACAGGAACTTGACTTGTACGTCAGCCTGCATGTAGCCCTGCGCCACGCGGGCGTCCGGGTTGTTGGTCGCATCGATCTGCACCGAGAATGCTGGACCGCCGTTGACATCGCCGATCAGCCCTTGGATGCGCAGCGTGTCGAGGAAGCTTTCCATGGTCGACTTGGTGGTGCGGCGGACGTCTGGTGTCTGCAGCTGGCCGATCACGCCGCCGAAAGAGGCAGCGAGGGTCAGAGAGAGGAAGTTCGTCATCCGGGTGTAGTTGTCGCCGTTCACCGCCGAGTTGCTGGAGCAGTTCAGGCCGGAGCGATGGCCAAAGTAGCTGCCGCCCGGGCAAGGGTTGGTGATGACGTCGAGGCGAGCGGTGTTGATCGCGCCAATCTCGGCGATGCTGTACGGCTGCTGCGACAGGTTGCGCTGAGTCGACACCGCATTCGTGATCGGCTTGTTCAGCGGGCTCTGGTTTGGCGACTGTGCAGCGATCTTGGCGGCGGAAAAGGTCGCAGGGGCGATCATGCGCTGCTGACCGTTCACTTGGTCGTTCCAGTACACCCAGTCACCGACCATGACTTTCAGCGCGTAGCTGTCACAGCCAGCAGTGGTCAATGCGGTGGCCACGGTGGTGTAGGACGCGCCTGCAACACCCTGCGTGATCATGTAGCAGCCTTCGGACAGGCCGTAGGTCAGCATGGTCGGCCATTGGGTGCCGTCGGTGAGATCAACCAGGTTGGCGACTTGAGCGCCGGTTCCGCGCAGTGCGTACATGCCTTTGCGAGCGGTACCGGTAACGCCATCCACGCCGACCAGAACCGAGTCAGTGATCGTGGTGTTGCCAGAGGTGCCAGTGGTGAAGGCCACGGTCTGGCTATTGGCGACCGGCGCCAGAGTGGTAGCGCCGACGGTGGCGATGACCAGCTGCGACGGGCCGCGAATGCCGGATTGGCCGTTGTTGACCGCACTGACGATGTTTTGCCAAAGCGCCAGACCAGAACCGGTGATGTTGTCGAACACTTCCGGTGCAACGCCCGGCAGCGAGATGGTCAGTTTCCAGCTCGCCGCGGCGGAACCAGTGGCCAACGTGGCGCTCAGCGAGTTGCCCAGCGTGCCGGTGTAGAACGCGGTCAGCGTGGCACCGGTGGCAGCCGCCGTATCCTTCAGTGCACTGATCGCAGCGGTATCGGTACCGTCAGTGACGCGCACGGCACGGATGTTCGAAGCGCCCAGCTGAATCGAGACGGCCAAAGCGGTACACAGGTCGTACTTGCGCACGACCTGCGTGCCGAACTTCTGCGAGGCATCGCCCGGAGAGCCGATCAGGGTGGCGCTGTTGACCGGTCCCCAGTCAGCAACGCCAACGATGCCCAGAATGTCGGTGGGCACGCCGTTGATGTAACGGGTCTTGGGTGGAACCACCTGGATGTAGAGATCGGGTGCGGTGAGCGCAGCCGTGTTCAAGCTGCCTGCCGGATAAATGGGCATGGCGTCCTCCTAATGAAAAAGCCGCCTCAGTGGGCGGCTTCTGTGTGGGTTTCGCCTGTTAGGCGTTGGCGATTTTCAGGACGTTGCCCGCGCACTCGCCGGCCAGAACGGCGGCGACTTCATCGGCATCGGTGATCACTTGGCCGACTTGGTAGTCAGCGAAGGCGAACTTGACGGTCAGCTTGAAGGGGGATGCTGCTTTAGCCTTCGAGGCCGGCGCGGTCACGGGGCTATCTGGGGTATCGGAGTCCATGTCGGGCCTCAAGGGTTGAGCGTTTTAATGGTTTGCCCGGATTGGGCGTTGACGATGTTCAGCACCGGAGCGATGACTTCGGTGGCTTGCAATGTCTGCGTGGTGGCGTAGTCGATCAGGTAGAACAGGTCGAGCCGATAGAGCCCGGCCTTCTGGAGCTGGTCGGTCATCAGCGAGCCGGCCGAGCGGATCAGCCCGTAGGAGCCGTCCGTGAAGTTGATGCTGTTGCCATCGGACAGCGCCGAATCGATCGGACTGGCGACGGCATCACGCGCGGCCGGGGTCGGCGCCCAGACGATGATCTGCACCGACTGTTCCTGCCGCTTTGTCTCCTTGTAGGCCACGCCAAAACCACCGACGCGAGCGAAGACACTGTGAGCGCCTGTCAGCGTGATGACGGGGCCAACGCTGGTAGCGCCGGGGATCATCGATGCCAGCGCCGTGGCGGCACTCGTCAGCGTGTCCGTGAGCTGCATGGCGTAGACGTAACTGGTGCCGTTGAGGTTGATCATCAGGTTTTGCAGGCTGATGGTCCCCGACAGCGTGACAACCGAGCCGACAACCGTCATGACGACGGTGTGAACCGGGGCAGTGAGTTGCGTCCAGCTTCTGCCGATATAGCGCGTGGTCTTTCGATCCTTGCCGGCCGCATAGACGCTGATGTGCGCCGATCCAGCCGCAAGGTCAGTATCCAGCACGTTCGGCACCGGCCAGCCCGGATAAACCCGGATTGGAATGCCGGCGGCGCTGGGTTGTCCCATTCCGTTCGGATAGGCAATCGCCGCGACCTGAGCCGCGACTTGTTTCAGTACATCGGTCAGACTCGCCATATCACACCTGTACCTGCATGGCCGTGCACTGCCAACCCATGTCCGTCAGCTCAGCGCTGGACAGCACGTATTTGCGGCCCAGCTCGTCGCGGATGATGTCGCTGGTGCGCAACACGATCCCAGGCCAAGCCGGCATCAGGATCGCCCACCATGGGGTCCGGACATCGCCCGGTAGATTCGCCGGGTTCGCCTCGCCTTTGGTACCCTGCAAGACGCTGGCAGGCCAGCCCTGCATCAGCACGGACTCAGTGGCAGGCGTATCGCCCGCCCAGCCACCCAGACCAACGCCCGGGTCCATACCGACGCGCAGTACCGAGATAACCCGGTTCGTCTGCACGCAGTAGATTGGCAAGGTGTCTTGCATCGCGGCGATGAAGAACGTGCCCTGATGCCCAACCAGAAAGTCGCCAGGCTGGAACGTGCGCGCATCAAACAGGCCAAGCCAAGTGGCCTGACCGTATTTATTCGGCGCGAAGTAGCTGAAATTCGTGGTGAACGAAGCCGGCAGCGTCTGCAAAGCGGTTGACGTCAGCGGGTTACTGGCGCTCGTAGCGCGAAATTGCTGGTAGTCGAAACCGATTCGCTGGGCTGCCTGCCCGTACCCTTTGTAAATCTTGGCCTGGAGCTTTGTGCCGTCCATATCAGCTCCTGGAAATTCGCGTACCGCCATTGCCAAGACTTGGGCCTGGTGCAATGCCAATGAACGAGCAGAGTTCGCGCCGCCAGAGCCGGTAAAGCTTCATGCGGTCAGACACTTCGTTCTTGTTGTGCACCCAGACTGCGGCCTGATCGGTATCAAGGTTTTCGGTCGAGTCGGTCACCGCCGTTTCAAGGCCTGACAGGGTTGTCAGGAACGTGATAATGCGGGCTTCTTCTTCCGGGCGCAGCGTTGAGAGACGGTGATAGAGAGTTTGCCAGGTACCTGGCGAGACCCAGCCGTAAGCCAGGTCGCGGCTATTGTCAGCAATGGTGTCACCAAGCATCGGGTAGCCAATGAAGCGCCGAACGTCGGCCAATTGCTGATCAGTTAGCATTTACTCGGCCTCTTTCACCGGAACCCAGCCGCCGGAGTAGTAGTTTTGCACCTCGTCAGGGTGAACCTGGGCGGTGTGCGGAGCAGGATAAGCGGCAGGATCTCGCTCCATGTTGACGTAGGCGATTGCTTCAACGTCATCAGCAACGCCGTCGTCAGTGCCATCTGTTTTTTTAGCCATGATTCTCTCCATGATTGGCCGCCAGTTGCCCGGCGGCCAGATCGATTAGCCCAGCAGTACGGCGGTGTGAGCCGGCTTGATGTTCGCGCAACCCCATGCAACCGAGATTTCGTAGCGAACGCGGCGGTATTGCTTGTACATCGCCACTTCAAAGCTCATGCCGGTGCGCGGATCGGTGATCAGCATGCGGTCATCAGCCATGTCGCCTTCTTCCGGCAGCGCAGGAGCGCGGGTGGCCAGAATGATCGCCGAACGCGGGAAGGCGAAGTTGGCAGTAAACGCACTGGCAACGGTCACGGTCGAGCCGCTGGTAACGGCTGCGCGCAGGCCAGGAGCGCCAATGGTCACGTTGCCGCCAGACAGCGCGGTGGTAACCACGTACTTGTATGCGCCGATGGTCAGAACGTCGCCCGCAACGATGGTGCCGCTACCGGTCTGAACCGGAATCACGGTTGCGCCAACAGCCAGAGCACCGTTGGTGACGTAAGAAGCGCCAGTACCTGGGGTGTGGTAGGCCACGCCGGCAGATTCACGCAGAGTGAAGCCATGCAGCTCCAGCAACGTGCCTTGCGAACGCAGGGTGGTGGTGCCAGCTTCGTTCGCCTTGGTCAGTTGAGCCAGGGTGCGCAGAGCGGCGCCAGAAGTGGTGTCGATAACGCACTGCAGATCGCTCAGCGGCGCGCCGTTGTCGGAAAGGATCTTCCGGACTTGAGCGGTATCACCAAGGGTCGAAGCGAAAGGCGTGGTGCCGGCGGTGCCAGTAGCGCGCGAAGCGCCGTAAGCGAGTTGGCCGAGGTCGACTTCGATCTCGTTCACCAGGGTGCGCATTGCTTGCGAAATCTGGTCGCGGCGGATGCTGGCGTAGCCTGGGCCGGTATTGACGCCCTTCTGCTCTTCACCAGTCCAGCGGAATGGAACCATCCGGGATTTGGTGATGCTAAATGGGGTATTGCCCACAGTCTGATCGCCGTCATCTGGGGGCAGTTGGCCCGGAGTGACGTTCTCGGCTGGCTGAGCCGGGGTGATCGGGATGCGGATGGCTTGGTTGAGCGCAGCACGCTCAGCGGTTGCATCGAGGGTGACGGACGGAATGAAGCCTGCGAGTTCGCGCGACACAATGTCGAGCGATTCGTAGAGGTCTGGCACCAGGCTGGTAAGGGTGTTGGCCATTTGAAGGAGTTCCTTTAATCAGAAATAGGTACGCCAGCCTTGACATGCTCCATCTGCTTGGCAGGGGGCAAAGCTTCAAACTGGGCGCGGGAAATTTTTTGCGCGCCACCCGCACCCGCTGCCCCGCCAGAAGCCCCGCCGCCACTGGCGCCTGAGCTTTTGAGGATTTGATCTCGGTATGGGTAGCTGTCGACGAGAAGTTCGAGTGCCTCGTCAAAATTGGCGAGTTCACCCGGGTTGCTGCGACTGAAGAGCTTGTTGCCGGTCTTGTCGTATGCCACGACCTTCCCGTCCTCGACCTTGAATTGCTCGCCGAAGCGCGCGCGTACCAGGTCAGAAGGAATAGCCAGCTTGTCCAAGATGAACTTGGAGCGATCGAAGCTGCCGCCAGCGGCAGTTCGCCCAGGCGCGGAATCAGGTGGCACTTGATGGCCGAAGCGCCGGTCTTCTTGCGCTTGCTCGACAGGTTGCGATCACGGGCCATGCGTTCGGCGAACCAGTCCAGCAGCTCGCCTGTGGTGACCCACTTCGAAAGGGTCGAGCCGGCACCGGCTTCCAGGCGCAGGCGTATCGCCGGCAGGGCCGAGATCACCTGCTTGGTGTTGAGGTCGGGGAAGTGGCCGATGCGGTTCCACTCCCCTTTCACCACCAGGTACCACGATGCCCGGGCACGATTCTGATTGAACCGCAGATAGAGGCCGCGATTCTCGATGTCGCGCAGATTACGGACGCCGGCGGAGGCCTGACGTTTGATCTCGGCGTCGGTGATCTTCACCGCGGCGCTGCTCATGCCGCCACCACAGTCGGCGCCATGCGCAGATAAGCGCGGATCTGCTCCATCGTGTCGAAGTGTCCACGGCACACCACCGCCAAATATCCCTGGGCATTGAGCTTGCGAATACGTTCGTGCGGGCTCTCAGAGATCGCGGCGTCGTTCGGCGGCGTGGCTTTGAATTCGATGTACAGACCGAAGAACCCGCCGCGAGCCATGGGCAGGACCAGGTCCGGGATGCCGGCTTTCACCCCTTGGGCCTTCAACTTCGCGGCGACAGCCTTCACGCGATGCCCGCCATTCGGAACGTGAAAGATCAGGTCAGCGACTTCGGGCATACGGGCGCGCAGCTCAGCCAACAACGCCGCCTGCTCCAGGCCCTCACGGTCTACTGGCTTGGCGCGGGCGGTCGAGGTCTTGAACAACTTCATGGCCGTCGGCTTCATTTACGGTCGCCCCGCGCTTTACGGTACCGGTCGCTGAGGCGGCGGCACACCTCATAGAGCGCACAATTGGCGAGGATTAACAGAACGAGCAAAGTCATTGGGTCGATCATGCAGCCCCCTTCACGGTAAGTATTCCGGCCCGGATCAGGGCCTCATGTGTTTCAGCGATCGCACGCGGCATGTCCGACCAATCCACGTCGCCGCTAGCACGGCCGTCGATCACGTCATGGCAGGCGCTGCATGCGTACACCGCCACGGTGTCGAAGCCCTTCATACCCATGCCCTTCTGCCCACATGGCAAATGCGCCAGAACAGTCGTGGACAGGTTGAAGTTGCAGATGCCCGGCAAGCGGACGGTGCATTCCTGGCCGTTGGCCGAGGCGCGGAGTTTCTTTGAGGTCACGCGCATACCCGCTCCCCCGTGGTGATATCGATGACTTCGCAGGTGGACGGCCACATCGACTGGCCGAACCGCAGAGCTGCGGCCGAGTCAGCAAACAAAGCCACAGCGCGGTCTGGCTGGTAGCCCAGGTCCCATTTGTAGCCGCAGCTGTGCACGGCAAAGCGGTACTCAGCTGGGTCAGTCGGAGCGAGATACGGGTTAGGCATGATGATCACCTCCCACGACCCGCGGCGAAGGCGTCAAACCAAGGCGGCGCAGCAGCTGCTCCCGGGCGGACTGCCCATCAGTGGGAATACCCATCCGCGACACCTGGGCCTGCGCAACTCTTTCGGTCAGCTCGGAGGCCCACTCGACTTGGGACTTGCTACCGTCATGGCCAATACCAACGGCGATCTCTTCCAACGGAAGCCCTTTCACCAACCTGCGAATCGTGATGTCGTAAGCCCGATCGAATACCTTGCTGGCTTTCTCGGGAATCTGGTCGCAGAGGTTGTGGATCTCACATTGGAGCGCTGCATGCCGTACGGCCGGATGAGACCAGGTGCGCTCGCCAAATCGGCTCGGGTGCACATTATCCAGGGCCTCGCGGAAGGCCTTGTCGTGCGAAGGGATACCCAGCATTTCAGGGGTGGGCTGGCACCACTTGATGAACTTCCCGACGCTGGGCGCGAAGTCGCCGCCGAGGTTTCGGCAATTCTGGATGCCGTACCGGATCTGCTCGATCTGGTTGATACCCTCGGCTAGGAACGCTTTGATCCAGCTACGCTTCGCCGCGTCCAGGGTTTCGTCGTCTGGCCACGCCTGACGCCAAGCCGGAAAGATGGCCTTGAGCTCCTTGAACAGAGCGTTGACGACCTCGGCGGTACCCGGGGCGAGCTGAGTCGGCAACGACGGAATAACCGGCGGCAGATTGCCCATGGTTTGTAGGAGCATGGTGGCGCTTTTAACGGTCGGCTTTTTCGCGGGTGCGTTCATCACAAACCTCCAAGGTCGTCGGCCCAGCTGGTGCTATCGAAATCAGGCGCCTTACCCTGCCCCGACGCCTTGACGCGCTCGCGCTTCACCCACTGCACCAACCGGAAGCACCAGCCAGCAGCCGAGTCGACGGTGGTTGACTTGGCCACGAAGAAACCCTTGAACGCACGGACGGCTGCGTCAGGCACTGCGTCAGCAGGCAGGCCAGCAATCGCGATCTGGTCGGACAGGGACTTGGTATTCGGCTCCCAGGCAGCAAACATGGCGAAGCGTTTGCGATCATCCGGCGCATCGACGGCAGCCTGGTCCTGTCGAGAAATCTCATCAGCCAACTCGCGCTGCAGCTGCTCTTCGGTTACCTGATGGTTAAGTGATGGATTGGGTGCAGCCGCTGCACCCCGTTCTGTCTCAGGCTGCACCCCGCTCTGTTGTGAGTTGCACCCCGTTGCGTCATCTGCACCCCGTTTTGTACGGGGTGCAGGATTTGCACCCCGCGATAGTTGGAGGTCGTATACGACTGGGCGGCGGTCATGACGATCGATGTGCACGGCAGCAATGGCTTGATTGCCCTTCTGGATCAGTCCTACCTTCTCCAAATCGTCCAGTTTGTAGCGCACGGTGCGCTCTGAGAGTCCGGTGTCCTGAGCCAGGGTCGAGGCAGATGGAAAGGCGCCAGCACCGTTTGAACCGGCGTAGTTGGCCAGGCATAGCAACACGTGACGCGCGCTTGAGTCTTTCAGGGTTTCAGTGGGCAAAGAGAGCGCCCAGGACATTGCTTGAACACTCACAGCGAGGCTCCGATATTCTTTTCAGCCAGATAGGCCAGGCCTTTGGGTGTCACGAGAGGTTGAAAGGCCGCACGATCCTCACCGGTCTCCGGATCGCTCTTCAGCGCGGTGACCTTGTGGACCAGATAGCCGGAGGTGATGCGAGGTTGGTAGGCGGTCCAGCGCTTGGAGCCGCCGCGGTGGAAGATCCAGCGATTCTTCTCCAGCCACTGAAAAAGCTTGGACGGTGGCACCTGAAGTTGTTTGGCGGCATCACTGATGCAGATCGCGCCGGCGGCGGATGCCAGACGCTTGATGGCAGCTACCTTTGGCGCCTGGTCCAGGATCACCAAACGAAGAGATTGGTTCTCCTTCGCCTGATCAGCAGCCGCTTGCAGCGCCTCGGCGTAGGTAGCCGGAATCTGGAACTGATCCGCCCTCGCCTCCAGCTCCTGCCACCGATCAATGATCCGGGCGCGCAACTCGACGCTGTAGCCTGAGACCACCACCAGGGTGTCGCGCTGGGAAAGCAGGAATTCACGGTAGACCTGACCGTTCTGCGGGTGAACGTAGGGGGTGTCGTTTGAAGAAACGACACCCTTGGCAACGTAAGCGCGGATGGTTTTCAGCACGTTGTCATGAGTACTGCCCGTCAGTTCGGCAATCTCGCGAGACGACATCGTGTGTCGCGACACGTTTTGTGATTGATCGAAAAGTGTCGCGACGTGGCGGGTATTGCTTGGAGCGGTGTTGATGTTCATAATGGCCCCTCAAGTGTTTTGCTGTTGAAGAAGCCGGTCTAGCCACCGGCTTTTTTGTGCCTGAAATTCAGGCAGCCTTGAGCGATTCGCGCAGGATCTGCAGAGCCTCGATCGCTTCAAGAATTGCTTTCTCGCCCTGGGCTTTCTCGTGCTGACTGATGTGGTTGTCCGCTGCGGCGTCGAAGATCAAACGCCCAACGTCACCGCACTCGGCGGAAAGGTTTCCGAGGGCCAGCATCAATGGCTTGGCCGCTGGCTTCTCGCGAGCAACCAGATCGAAACCGAACTGATCAGCCAGGGCGGCGAGCGGGCGCATATCACCGGTGTGCAGCAAGATCCCGAACAGGTGCTCAATGGTCAGGTGATGGGCATCGTTGTCGGGATTGGCGCGTTGCAGCAGGCTCACATGAGGAACGCCCATCTGGCCGGCCAGTACCTTCGCTTCGTTGTCCAGTACCGCGCTTTGGCAAGCCCGCAGAAATTCGTCCATTCGTAAAACCTCAAATTCGTTTCCGTGGCGCCCTTGCTATGTCTGGGCGAATATTTGCTCAGTGGCTTAGGCGACAGTTTTTTTGGGATGCGCTTCTGCAAGCAGCCAATCGACTTCGAACGGTTTGCCATTCGCGGACGCCAGCTCAGCGATCTTTTTTGCGTACTGGGTTTCCCCGGTGTATTCGGTGCGCGGTAGTGCATCTGCAACAAGCCACTTGTAAATCGCTCTCGGAGTTTTCCCGCAGGCCAAGGCCACGGCAGGGACGCCGCCAGCATCATCAATCGATTTCTTGAGCGGCCGCATGAGGCCCTCCGAGTCAAATATGAACTTGCGGTACATATTATGTCGGAACTGAAAGTACATGCAAGGACATGCGATGCTGAACCAATGGTTCACATAGAAGATATTCGTGCGGCGTTTGTCGCCCGCCTTAAAAAGTCCCTTTCCGCCCACGGTATTGACCAATGGGGGGCTGGCGCGCGTTTAGCAGAAATCGCTAAGGTCACTCCCAAAGCTTCGAGCAAATGGCTCAATGGTGAGTCCTTACCAGGCCCAGCCAAGATGAGTGCAATCGCGGAAGCCCTTGGTGTAAAAATCGAGTGGCTTCAGCATGGCGCAGGGGAGGAACCCGGATTCTCGAAGCTTACGAAAGCAGAAAGCTCTGATACTGATGATCACAGCCAATCGGCAGCGGATATCGTCAAAAGCATGCTCGCGAAGCAAGGGAAAGGACTGTCTGCAGATGCACGCAGGCGGCTACTTGCTGTCGCAGAGGCCGACGATAGCGGCGCTATTGAGGTTGACTACTACCGCCCTGGCGTTGTGGGCGACGAGGTATGGATTGCGCACTACGATGTCCGCGCAGCGATGGGCGGCGGACAGATACCTCATGATTATCCAGAGATGCTGCAGGATGTCCGGGTTAGCCCCCAGCACCTGCGCGAGATGGGAGTTGAGTTCAAAGAGCACTTCCATCTCAAGATGGTGACCGGCTGGGGTCAGTCGATGGCGCCAACCATCAAGCACCGCGACCCTCTTCTCGTCGACATCAGCATCCGTGAATTCACAGGCGATGGGATCTACATGTTCTCTTGGGAAGGTCACCTTTATATCAAGCGCCTTCAATGGCTAGGTGATGAGCAGATCAACATGCTCTCTGACAACCCTCGGCATCCGCCTCAAACAATCAGGGCCG